TGGTGGAAGTGTCTATACAGCGAGTGACGCCACTTCCATTGCCGATAATGGACTGAGAGAACTCTACGAGGACAACAGCACCAAACTCACGAATCTTGGCACTGCTACGATATATGGAGACAATTATGTCAGCAATTCAAAAAATGCCCTTGATTATGTCCCAAGCAGTACCCACATAAAGTTTGACCCACTCGAAATACTCAGTGAAGACTGCTTTGATAATCTCCCAGAAAATCTTCAAACCAGCGATGATTTGAGCTCAATTTTCATCCCAAAACTTCCTCAATTCTACCAAAAATGGCTCGATTGTTTTCATAATCCAGTCAACTCATGCCTGAAATGTCTCTTTTATCCAACCCCATACACTTGCTGTAATATCCTGTATACCGAGAAAGTTTGTTTTCCATGCTATACCGAGAGCGACAATGGCCGCAATCACCCATCATATAGGACCAGTCAGGATGGCAAAGACACCACCAAGAGCCGAGACACCAGCAGTAATGCTCGGGAGTATGAGTCATACAGTACCTATACCAGCAATCAATCACGCCAAAGCTGTACTGATTCCGATGATAGTCGCAACAAGCTGAGGATTTTGACCAGCCCAATCAGTGATTTTTTGGATTATAGGTGTCACCAAGTCAGCAAAGTTTTGTAGTGCCGGTATCAGAGCTGTCCCGATATTCTCGAAAATGTCCTCGAATGAAGTCTTGAGTTTTCTCATACTACCCTCGAAAGTCTGAGACTGCGCGAGAGCCGAGCCACCAAACTCTCGATTGAGTTCGGCAAGTATCAATTTCTGAGCTCAAGCCGAGTCTCCCATCTTCACCATACCCTCAATCATTGCTTTTTGTTCGTCTGTGAAGGTGACACCGACACGAGTCAGGGCTGTGATACCCTTGATAGGGTCATTGAGAGCTTTTCCAAGCTGTATTGCCTGTCCTTTGAGTGCTTCTGCGCTCGGAGCAACACCACCATTCATGGCTGTTGCCATGTCCAGGAGTGTTTCAGTAGCATTCGGAAATACATCCTTGCCAATGTTCGTAAAAGTCAGGAGCATGTTCTGTCCTGAGGCAATCACTTCATCAGAGATACCAAGATTTTTTTGAAGAGCCGAAGAGTGAGCTTCGATTTGCTGTGCTGTGAGCCCTACCGCCCCCCCTGTTGATTTGAGTACTGCCTCGAGCTGTGCGTGTACCATCTGTGACTCTTGAGCCGCACCAACACTCTTCATAATCACCCCCGATAAAGCACCGAAGGCAATACCACCAGCCACCGCCATTTTTGTAAAATCAACCTGGCTCGCTTTCACACTTTCTCCCACTTTTTTTATGGTCGCACTGGCATTATCTTTTGCTGATATGAGTATGTCGATAACATTGGTCATAGGATTATTTTTTTAGTGATGCCCTTTGTTCCTCTCGCTTCTGTCGCTTCCATTCTTGTCGATTTTTCTCATTATATATTCTTGTATGTAAATCAATAGTTTTTTCTTCTTGTTTTTCGAATTCGAGGGGGGTGCATCGCCAAAGTTCGGTCATGAGTACATAATCCACATACTCTTGAGGAGCATTCTTGCCCCCACTCTGTAAAAATGCCTTCACTTCCGACTCTATTCTGTCATTATCCTTTTTTTTCCCCCCCAATCTTGTCGAGGATTGCTATTTTGAGGGCTGTGTAGTCCTCCATCAGTAATGCGTCAACCTCCGAGGGTGACAATCATGACATGAGCTGTACCAATAACTGCTCTGACTTGTCGGCATTCACCGCTGGCACAGCCATAGACTGTTCTCCACCAGCCCCAGATACTATCACGCCCTCGAGCAATTTCTCATTCACCTGACGAGCGATAGAGCGAGTGTATGGTGAAAGCGTAATTTCTTTGCCAGCGATTATCATATTTTAGTAGTTAGCAGATTTGGTATTTTGAAGAGAAATATTGATTGTCTGAGTATCACCGAATGAATATTCACCAGTAAAGCCAACAGTCTCGGTCACGAGGTCATTATTGCCAGAAGACCTCTCCCAGCTATCGAGAGCAACCTGAGCGAGCTGGATAGTGATTTTATTGTACTGCGTAGCACCGATGAGAGTCGCCCCTGTAATCTCAATCTGTAATGCCTTTTTGGTATTGGCTGTGAAGAGGTCACGATATGTATTCGCATCGTATACCGCTTCAAAGTCTCCTGAAATTCCAAATTGCTGATTCACATTTGCATCGAGAGAAGTAGAGCCGAGCTTGAAAATCCCCATCAGGTTTTTGGAAATCGTGAATTTGATATTGGTCAGAGAGACTGCGGAAGCACCAGAGAGCCCAGCAATATCGGTGGCGAGTTTGACTGTGACCTTTGCCGCACGAAATGCCTCATCAGAAGTACCAGAGAGGAATGAAGGTGACGAAGTAGAGTCTTCGATTTTTCCACCCTTCATAGCGACATTGAATTTGACGAATTCACCTATGGCCGCAGAAAGTTCGAGAGTATCAATCATTGCGTATGGAGCACGCTCATCAGTGTTGCCCTTGTTCATATAGACAGTAGCCGAAGGATGAGCATTGCTATTGAGCCGAGTGAAAGCATGAGAATAGACAGAAGTCTCGACAAGCGTGGCAGAGCCAGCAGTGCCGAGAGCCATCTTCAGGAGTTTTCCAATAGAGTTCGAACGAACAATACCAGAAGCAGTGACTTCAGAGCTTTCTTTTTGAATAGCCGAGCCAGAAATCTCGTCGATAATACCGAAAGCATTATCATCCTGAGATTTTTCTACGACATGCTTCAGCGAGAAGTCATCGGTAGGAATCCAGTCGGTAGCTGATACCGCAGTTCCAGGAGTTGTCTCGAGACCGAGACCAAGTGAGGCGAGTCGCCCAATTTCTTTGCTCATATTATTTTTTCTTTTTAGGAATTAAAGTCTCATCCGCAATAGTTTCTGTTGATTCTACCGATGGAAGAGTTTCGAGAGTTTCTGTCTCGGACATAAATAGAGTGGTCATAGGAAAAAAGTTATACTGTAATTATACTGATAATCCCAAAATAAAAAAGATTTTTAGTCGATAGCATAGTGCATGAGTACATCCACACGAATCTCACCCCACCTCATTGGTGTCTGTCCACTGTTTTCCCAGCCGAAAGTGACCTCGAATGGAAGTACCCTATCCACCAGCCCACCAAAATTGATGTGTTCCCTCTTCCGCAGTTCAGCCAATATCTCATCGACCAAACTGCGGATTGTTTCCTCGGTTTGTGCCTTGTCTTTGTTGACATCGCAGACACGAATTGAGAAACGATAGAGGGTTTGATTCGTAGCAGTGTCCAAATGCTCTTCGGTAGCACCACGAGAGACGACACAGGCGTATGGAAATCAATCCTCATCAGTATACCCAGGGTCATGATTGAAAACCGCAGAGAGATAATCCGAAGGGGCATCTTTGATATCTTCGAGGATATCGAATAGTTCATTGGTGATAGTTATGAAGCTCATTTTTTGATAAAATTAGAAACTATTTGAAATGCCCCCTCGAATGCCTTTTGTACTATCGGGCCAGCTACATCATGAGTCCGCTTCATATAGAATTTCCTGTCAGGATTTTTGTAGTTCTCGAATTCTCTTCGCACTGCGTATGGCACTTGTCTCGGTCATACTCTTGCCCTGTCATTGTTCTTTTCGATAGCGATACTTTGCTTCAGCTTGCCTGTTTGGTATGGTGCATTGGCTCGAGCGATACTCTGAATCTCTCTCGTCGAATTCTCAAGTCAAATCACAGTCAATTTTGATATATCGAGTTCACTCAAGTCAAAATTTGTCGAGACAGTGATTTTCATATTATTCGTATTTGATGATGAGTATATATTGGTGGTGTACCCCAGTCAAATCATTCGAAATACTCTTTGACCTCACTTCGTAGACATTATCATCTTCATCGGTCACCCTGTCACCGATTGATATTGTCTCGTGACTTCCATCAGTGAACATTCGATAAGCAGTAAAAGAGCCAGCCCCATCATAGCCCTGTACCAATTCCTCAGAAATCTGATTGATATATACCCTCACATCGGTGTCCACCTCAGACCAGGTACGCTTCGCACCTGTCGAGAGATTCGAGACAGAGATGGTATGATTGGTATTAAACAGCATAGAAATATGGTACGAGATATTTATTGATTATGAGCTTCACGAATGAAACTTCGGAAGGGTTGGAAACCACATCAAGAAAATCTTTGCCGGTAGTAAAATTGACCGAGAGCAAATCCTGTCGGAATGAAGCGACATCCATGTGACGCTTTTTCTCGAAAAGACCTTTTGCCAAATAATAGCAAACCATTTTGATATCAGTTCAGACAGCATCAGAAGCAATCCCACTTGTATACACCACTGTATATCGGTTTGGAAATGTTGTCGTATACTCTTTGGCAAACTCGAATTCTAGGCGTCGCCCGATGAGTGTATAGTTCACATTGGCAGTCCCAGGAGACACGCCATTGACGCTTGTGATGGCAGTCGGTTTGTAGGTACGCAAGAGAAACACCTTGCCAACCTTGCTTGGTGACCCGAAATCTCTCTTCGGGTCGAAATATTCTGTCTTTTCACTTGAAATCAATCCATTTTCTGAATTGATAAGACGATTGAAAAGAGCTTCACTCATACCAACAAGCAATTCGGCATTCAGCGAATCGCAGTCAGGACCAATGAAGCTCTGTACTTCCTCAGGTGTAATATATTTGCCCATGTAAAATAAGATGATTATTTTTTAGCTTTTTTCTTGTGTTCCACTTCGATTTTTACCTCGTCAGAGCCATCATCTTCGACCTTGACTTGTACTTTCCCCTCGACCACCTGAAACTCTCTACCTACGAGGTTTTTAGCGACCTCAGGCGTGACCTCAATAATCTCTCAGTTCGATACCTTTGTCTTGACGCTTGATTTTTTATCAAGCTGGACAGTGGTATGACTGTCACCCATGTATTGTACTTTGACCATATAAAAAAGTTATAAGATAACCAGACCACCCACCTCCGAAGAGATGAGTGGTATTGCTTAGCTCAGGTTGTAGAGGAGTGCCACGCTGTCATCCGCACCAGCTTTGTTGCAAGCTGAAGCAAAACCGACATAGTAGTATCCGACCAACTGCCATCCCTTCGCAGGAATACGAACGAGTTCAATAGAGTAGTCTCCATTGTATCCCCATTGCATATCATACTTGTCGAACAAGAGGATTTGACCCTTTGTGTTGTTCGCAGGAGTAGCCGCATCAACTTTACCAGCAGTGTTTGCTTTTCCGAGATAACGGTCAACGATGACATCATATCCGAGGAATGATGGTACTTTTCCTGTAAGAACAGTTGAAGACGCACCATTGATATATTGCTGTTTGAATTCGTCAACTCCGAGAGCGAGACTGTGTGAGTATGTACCCATGAGCCATGCAAGGTCACGAGAAGCATTTTCACCGATTGCACGCTGTGCTGTGAGGAAATCCGCAAATGCTAGAGTTCCACCATCAGTTGTAGCAGATGCACTGAAAGCTGTCTTACGAAGACCATTACCAGCGAGATAATGCTCAGTGCCACCAGGAGTACCAACGATGAGGTTGATATTCGTGTCAGCAGTTGTCACAGTATCACCATTGATAAGCGCAGATACAGTAGTACGAGCCGCAGAATCAGCGAGTTTTTTCTGAAGTGTAGCGACGATATCAACTACATTTGAGAAACGAACCTCTTCATCTGAAACAGTGACTCGGAATACCATCTTTTTCTGAGTGACAGTGACCTTCCCAGTTGGAAGAGTACCACTTGAAGCATTGACGCTTGTGAGTGTATCACCAGTGCTTTCAGCTTCAATAGTATGAAGACCAAGCTCACCGATGACAGGTACTTCCATGATTTGGTGCATGTTCCTACCATGAAACGCCTTGAAGTTTGCAAGGGTTGGATTGATAGTCGGTGCAAGGTCAAGAAAGTCTGTCGTCTGAATCGCACCAGCAATAAGTTCCGCACCAGCACTGGAATTACCAGTATGGATAAGCTCATTTGCCTTTGTTTCGAGACGCTGTGCAAGTTTAATTTCTTGCGCCTTCCCGAAATCATACTGTTCCTCTTTTGCCCCTTCTGACTTCAGTGCCAATGACACTGCGTCGATGAGAGACTGAGGGCTCGAGATGCCCTCTGCTTTGAATTTTCCCATACAAAAAATAAATTACAAAAATAAATGACTAGACCATGCTGTATGTCAAAACCCCTTTGAAGGATTTTTTCTCAGAATGTCGTGAAGGCAGTACTTCAATTTTACAGATATCATCCTCGACCGCTTTGACCTGTGTCTGTAGTTGCTCGAGAGTTGCTTTCAACTCCATATTTTGAGCAATCAGAGGTGTCACAGCTTTCGAAACTGCTTCTGCAACGATTGATTCCATGAGGGCTTTCACCTCTTCTTCTGTTGCCTCTTCAGTGGCAACTTCTGGCTCTTCATCGGCTTTCACGATGGTGCTTGTATCAGGTGGGACATCTTCAGTTGGTATTTCCTCTGGTGTTTCCACCTCGGGAGTTTCAACTGTCTGAGGTGTTTCAACCTCAGGTGTTTCAATGTCCGTTTCCTTTGATTCTTCGGTTGGTGTCTCACTCTCGGGAGTTTCCTCAGGAGTTTCGACAGGTGTCTCTTCGGATGGTGTATCTGATACAGGGATGACTTCGCCTGATTCCACATCTTTTTTCTCCATAGCCATTTTATCGAACATCTTTTTCAAACTCTTTGAGAGGGTGAAGAGAGTCGATGGATTTGCCGGAGTAGCAACGACGGAAATCTCTACGAGGTCGAGTGCTGTGACTTCTCGAATAAATTTTGTTCCCTCTTCTCGGAAAATACAATCATTGCAAATCCAGCCGATAGAGAATCCTCGCAGTGTCTTGTTCTGAATCTTTTCGAAACAGTCATCGGTATTATTGACCAGCTCCACTGTGACCTCGAGACCTTTTGCATCAAGAGAGTATTCAGTGACAGTCCCAATAGGTTTGTTGCTATCATGCCCGAGAAGTACAATAGGATTTTTCATATATGTCTTCATGGCGTTGGCGAATGCCTCTGGCTTGATGACATCATCATATCTGTCCAGGTCAGGAGTGCTTGCGAAACCTTTGATTTTCAACTTGCCATCGACTGCTTTGACCTCTTTGAAATTCATTTGAAAAGAGTTGATATTTTTTGTATCAGAATCCTTTCGCAGACACGCAGGAGTTTTGAACATAGGTAGAATGTTGTAAATAACAGCCATATTATACTGAAGTTTTGTGATTGCAAAAATGATTTTTTTTACCGAGAGAGATTATCTCACTCAGGTCCATTCCTTTCGTGTCAAGAATGCCATCGGCTGTTTTGATTCCGATAATCCTATCGGTCGAAGTACATCGACAATTTATGTCCTGGCTCGGTGCATAGTCATCGCCTGTTCACTTCCAGGAGTCATCCATTGGAATCCATCCCTCGGCTTCATTGGCGACATGCTCTGGTCGTACCCTCTCGTCATTGCTTGTCTCCCATTTCTTTTCCATGACATAATCGTTGGCAAGCACTCGGGCTGGCTCGCTATCAGCCCATCAGTACGCTCGCCCTATCTCATTGACTGAAATCAATTTCGCCCTCGTCTTCGAGAAAACAAAGGGGTCAAGCTCTTCGATATTTTTCGCAATCTGTCCATAGCTGTATTTGTCATCGAGACCATCGGCAATAATTTTTCGAATTTCATCCCGAGTTGTCTTCAGAGTCGAGCCATCTCGAGTCGATAGATGAAGGTCAACGAGGTCACGCACATAATTGCTCGCTGGTGAGGTCGGAAGGTCAAAGGCAAGATTGTACCCTGTCGGCAAGACATCTTTGTATTTTTTGATATTTTTCTCTGCCCCTTTTTTCATGACTGCTGGTATCTCTGCCTCGAAGTAATCAGGCAAGTCGTATTTGATATCAGCTATGAATTCATCAATCATGTCATCCTTGATGAGCCAGTGTGCTCACTTGTCCTCTCTGGCTTTCAGACGCTTCACAATATTCTTTTTCCAGCTCACGAGCATTTTATATATTGCTCTGCCCGAGGTGATTCTTTTATTTTTGAGGTATTTTTGAGTCATATATGTCAATAGAGAGAGAATGGCTTGAATAAAAGAAAATCATTTTTCCATCTGAGGCAAAACCCCGACATTTTGCTTGCCTTTTGTAGTATAATATACTTATACTTTCGTCACTGTATCTGGCACTGGAATCTCTGGCTCACCGAGAAGCAAGTCATCAATAAGCATAGAGGTGGAAGGCACTGTAATCTCATTCATCATATCATTGTCATTGATAGTGTCCCAGCCCAGGTACTCTCTCGCTTCATTGCGTGTCCAAAGACCTTGCGCGACATTATCACGAGCGATGACCGAGAGCTGTTGGAGTTGGTCGATATGTTCGGAATTGATGACGAATTCAAAACCACCAAAGTCTTTGCCAAGTTCAGTGAAAATCTGCTCGAGCATTCTCTCGAGTGGCTGGATAGTATTCTCGATGAATTTCTTGAGCTGAACATCCCCATTGGAATAGTTCACATCCTCGATATATCCGAGAATAGAGCGAGGGACACCGAGACCAGCACAAATCTTTTCAGTGGCATACTTTCTCTTGGCGATATCATCCAGCCCTGTCTCTGAGCGTGCTATTTGCTTCACATCAGTCACTGTATCAGTAATCATACTCTTGCCGGCATTATGTGAGCCCTTGAGAGTGTCCTGTATGTTCTCGATAGCCAATTCCTTTTCCTCTGTACTCAAAGACTCTTTGAGGATATAGAGAGAGGATGGCATTGCGTCATTGGCATACCAGTAGTAATTGACCTTGCTTGCCTCATCATCCGAGAGAGCGTCATAGATGAGAGTCGATAGGACAGTGTACCCGAACAAAGGATTGTCCCAGTTATGACCAGAGCGAAAATGGACAACATCTTCGGCAGGGAATGAATCCACTGTCAGACTTGTCGGTGTTTTCCTTCGGTATGTGTAGCGTATCGGCTTCAGGTCAGGGTCGGTAATGACCGCAACCTCTCGAGTATCGAGCACCTCAAAGCCGATAGTGTTTCCTCTGATATTCTTGCGCTTGCGAATAAATACATCAGCGAAGATATCGAGAGCCATGATGATGAGCTTTTTCATGTCGTCTATATTCCCGAGAGCTTTTACAAATTCGGGGTCTGTGACTGTTTTTCTTTTACCATCAGTCACATTCACCTTCTGAAATTCATATCCTTTTTTCATGGCAGTCTGTACTTTCTCCTCAATACATCGGAAAATGTCTGTATTATTCTTATACATCCTCCAATAGGTATTATACGCCTGAGATATACTCACACCATCTATCATCATGCCACCCCCCTGGAATGCAGTCCCGAAGTTCTTTTTTCCACCAGCAAAGACAGTACCACTTCCAGGACCAGCCGAATTCATCGGTGGTGTCGCTCTCTTGATATCCAATCCGAATAATTTCATAAAAGAAGAGGTGAAAAACTATTTGCTCATATTATACTGAATATTTATGCCCTACCAAATGCAACTCATCATGACTTCTCGAAGCTGTATACCATAGCATCCACCATATCATCATGAGCTCAATGAGGGAATGACAGTAATTGCTCCACGCCATTCTCTGTACCAGGTAAAAAGAAAACCTCACCCCGGTCAAAACATCCCTCGTATTCTCTCAATCGTGTCACCTTGTCTTTGATAGCTTTCTTGGTGGTCACGCTCAGATTCCTTTTCTTGAGCATACGCCCGATAATCAGACCACCATTGTTTTCCTCGACCACTATCATAGCGACATGGTACTTTTTGTATATATCCTCGATATAGGTGCAAAAACGCTCTTCATCCTTTTCATTCCCTGTCAGTCCGACCATCGTATGAATATATTTATTTACTCCGACATGACCTGTCATAGTCACACCCATCCCATCCGTACCTGTTTTCTCTGAGAATGCAGGGTCGATACCTATGACCATACGAGCACCCGAAGGCATAGAGTCAGCGTGCTTGATACTTGTCCTCTTGATAATCGTATCACCACCAGAAAAAGGAATGCCGAGATAGTTCTGAGCAAAAGACCTCTCACCATCCCTCTTGAGATTCGCAATCACATCCTCGGTGAATTGCTCGGGCCATACGCATTGTCAGGTCGAATCGTAGAGCCACTGTTCATATATATCCCAACTCCCACGAAACCTGTCACGAAAGCGAGGCACGACACCATCCTGATTGATGATATTTCAGAGGAATATAATTCGTCTTCGTACCGGGTCGAGAGCACCGATAGTCTCTCATAGGATTTTCCTTTCATTCTGTTCGATAATATCAGAGTTCTGTACGCTCTTTTCCACATCTATATCATCGAGTACGAGCAGTGTCGGTCTGGTGGATTCACCCTCTTGAGTAATTGTATTCGCACCTCGGATAGTAGAGCCAAGAGACTTCGCCTCAATCTTCACCCCATTCGTACTCTCGAAACTACCCATAGAGCTTTTCGCCATATCCTCTTTTTTCATGGACATAGGGAATAGAGAGCCGAAGTCGGACATCAGAGCTGGAAGCATAAGAATTTTAGCGACCTCACGCACCCACGCCTTACTGAGACTATCCTCATAACTCTGTACGATGATATATGGCTCTATGGCGTAGCAAATACACCATACGACAAACCATCGGGCAATCGTAGTCTTGGCAGAGCCACGAAAGGCGAGCAACATCATATCACGACGACCCTCGAGCGAATAAATCCACTTCTCCTGGAATTCAGTGAAGTTGTTTTTTGAGTAAAATGTATAGAAAGCCCCGAAGTCATCTCGGAAAAACTTCAGACGACTATCCTTGTCACTCAGAATTTGAAGTAATGCTTGTTCTTCATTCATAGTTATTCTCAAAAAGCCCTTCATACACCATGAGTTTTTCAAAAGGTGTGTACAGGTTTATAATCTTCTTCATTATCTTGTGATATACTATTTTTCCTCTCATTCCTTTGTTTGATTAAGAGCTTGATTGCATCCATTGATTCCTTTGATACATCGACCGAGCCAGCCACCGCCACGCTCTCCTTTGCCTTCCCGATTCATCGGTCGAGCATTCTCTCCACTATGTCAAAACCTTTGGCACTGAGCATATTGCGCGCGAGGATTCGTACGAGCATCGGAGCATTCTTGTCCTTGCCGAGTTCGAGTAGTTTCTCCTCACCGAGTTGGAGCATCTGCATATAGTTGGCTTCGATATCGACCCTTCGAGCTGGTGCATATCACGCTTCCAAAAGCTGTGCATTGACGAGCTGTATACCCTTTCGAGGTTGTCAGTTTCTATTGATTCACGCCTTGTTTTGAGCGAATGTATTTGTCCTGAGCTTCTTGCCGAAGTTCTCTATTGGATTTTTCTTCATATTGAATTGTTATGGAATAGTAAAGTATTTACTTTATAACTTTATTTTTTTCAGTGCTTCTCACTCCTTTTGGTACAGAGCCATATTATACTCATCAACCTTTTCAAGTTTGTCAAACTGTATAGACTTTTTCCGAATAAGTTTGTTATGTTTGAAAGGTCAGTAATCGACATGGTGGTGTATACGACCAAACTTATATACGATACGAGAGACATCAGGGTGCATTGCCACTTGCATCTCGCTCTTCGGTCGTGTTCACTCTTTGGCGTAGAATTCACCTGTGTTCCCTCCTTTGAGAGTCTGTGTCTTGATTTTCTCCTGAAGAAAAGCATTGAATTGAACAGTACACCATCAATCCTTGAGCATACGAAGAGAGATATCAGTGTCCTCATTGTATCGCCCCCTCCATCGGTAGGGTGTATCATTACGAATCAGGTTGTAGGAATAGATACGAGTATTCATGACGAATGGTGGCATGACACTTTTCCGAGAGGCGAACATATAGTAGTTTGGTCATGCCATTGATATGTTTTCATACCTGTCACAGAAGTCCTCCATACATCGGAAGCAAGTGCCATCTCATACTGGCAGTTTCATATTCTTATTCAGTCTCCAAAACTTGAGTATGTTGTCATCCATTACCCAGTGCCATTTCGCCCCCAGGGAAATCGAATGGTCCCAGGCGAAGTTTCGGGCTGGTCCAGGTCAGGTGCTTTTGGTACGCCCCAGGTCATCGAAGCAATCATATTCGTCAAAGTACCGCTCGGGAAGTATCAGGATATGCGAGGGGTTGATGACTGCTGAATAATCTTCGTAGTCGGCTTGCTCTATGACGATGAAGTATGGCACTTTCATTTTCTCGAGAGCTTTGACAGTCAGACGACTATCGGCTCTTTTTTTCGAGACGATATAGAGAGGATATCGAGGATTATGAAGGTCATCAGTCATAGATAAAAAGATTATTCACTCTCATCGGCTGTATATACTTTATCGGCCGCAGGTTCATACGGCACTTCAGGATACCAAATCGAGCGTGTCTTTTCTGTGATACTCTGTCCGATAAATTCCCCGAATGCTTTTCTGTCCGCCATGCTCTTGAATGAGACAATCAACTGATTATCAGGCGTGAGGTCATTCTGTTCAAACTCTGGCATACCCACCCACTCCTCAGAGGCACTATTCGGTCAGGTAATATTCAAGCCCCAGTCCATGAGTAGCGAGGCATCCCAGGCGTTGGCGAGCATATCCATGTCCCACTCACCCGAAGAGATATTATCTTTGGCAATAATCTCTCGGCAGTATTCCTCGTATGTCCTTTCGACTCCTGTCTTTTTGTTGTTTTCTTCTGCCTCTTCATGAGTAAAAACCCATACATCGAGTTCCTTGATTTTCAATTCCATACACGCCCGAAAGCGTTGATTGCCCCCGAGTACCATATTATCTTCGTCGATGATAATACCACGAGGTCAGAGTAAATAGGGTGATTCCTGTATAGATTTGACGAGCTTTTTGAATTTGTCGTCTTTTATCACACGAGGATTGTCAGGATTGGCTTTGAGCTCTTTGAGCTTCATTTTTTTGACAGACATAATTATTTTTGTGTTATGTTAGCTGTAGGAATATTCATTGTACCATTATTGATTCTGAAATCTGCCCCCTCTATATTTGCAATGTCCGCACTATCAATAAATATTTGAGTTGGCTTGTATCTTTTAAATGCCTGAGTGGCCTCATATATAAAACCTCATACAACCCATCAGAGAGCATACAAAATTGCGTGGTGAAGCCCAAACACACAAATCAAAATTATGAATGCAATGAGTTCCCATGATGATTTTAGAAACGAATATAATTTTTTCATATTATCGAGGAGTTATGATTTTATTGTTTTGCTTTCTACGACATCGAGTCCAGGGTTTGGTTCAGATTGTTGATGAAGTACGAATATTTTTCATTCGCCTTCTGTCAGCACGATTCGGTCAGTCCGAGACTGATATGATTTTGTATGGCATAGAATATTTTACAAAAGATTGATAGTACATCCCGAAACTCTTTATGATTCCGCCATTTGGCTTCCAGCCATCCTTCATCAGTTTTCTGGCTCGTCTCATCATGCCCCACTTTGAAAAAGTATTCTCAATCCAGTAATCAGTGGCGTGGAAATCAGACATAGAAAAAAATAAAAAAATAAATTACCAAGTTTCAGGTCACGCATTCGGGTCATCCTGAGGAGTAGCGCGAGGAGCATTACCATCTGGCTTCCAGGTGTCTATAGAGCAGGAGTGAGTCTCACCATACTGCCCCACCTCTCGTCTTTTGCTGACGACTACATTCACCCAGCCCTTCTCATTCTTGTTTGCCATAAGTGCCTCGAGGTCACGAGGTCAAAAAGAGAGCTTGATGAGTTCCCCATACTGTGTCTTGATAGTCTTGCCACTACCACAGAAAATCTTGCCTTCAGACATAGTAAAAATTTATAAAGTAGTAATTCATTTGGTCACCTTCATCAGTTCCGAGCGATTCACAATCGAAAGTCATTTCGGAAGTATGAATTTGCCCGAGTGCGTGTATCCTTTTCGGTCTGTCCAGGTGAATTCCACCTTCGTCAAATTCCCTGACTTGACTGCGTAGTCAACTCAAACCTTTGTCATTCAGTTTTTCTCTGCGAATTCTTTTCTATTGAGTAGTTGTATCATGTCCATATCGTATAAAGTTATAAATAAAAGTAAAGTATTTTTTATAGTATTTCGTATCAAAGTTTGGTATAGGGTCAATATATCCCCTGTTCTGCCAGATAATCTCGGCATTCTTTGGATAGTGCCAGAAGACAACTATTTTTATCTACAAACTCATTGAGTCCATTGATTATCTCTTGTCTCGAGAGTGTTTTGAGAGTGTCGATTGTTTTTTGCATAGTAAAAAAGTTATAAAAACCATCGGTAATACCTTTGGCGATTGGCCTCGAAATTCTTGGTAGTACAAAGATACGAGGGTGGTGGTATGTCCATCATGATAAAATGTCTCAGCATCAGGAGACGACCTGTCCGACCATTCCCATCCCCGAAGGGGTGAATCTTTTCGAAGAGGACATGCCATTGTTTGATTTGATTGAATGATACCGGCACTATCTTGAAAAGCTCGCTCAAATGCTTTTTTATATTCGTAGGTGGTAGACACTTCCGACCACCAACAAAGACATCATAGGTGCGTATTCTACCAGCTACACAGTAGGTGTTCAGGTAATTCATCTTCGAGTGGAATAGATACATCACCTCTTCAGTAGGCATATCAAGCGTAGAGAGTAGAAACTCACATTGAGCCAGTGCCTCATCATTGTCATCAACATTCTCTATGAGATTCGAGACAACAAAATATCGGAGTATGTGAGATTTGGTGAGCATATTTATTTTGAAATTATGCGTGCAAAATTCTCATAGTCCTCCTGACAAATTCGTATGTACTGTGTATCAATACTCCCATCCTCTTGCTCTCGAGCAATAGCGATATTCCAAGTATCACATTTTTCCAGGAGTGCTTTTTGTAGTTTTCAAATATCCCATGCTCACATCAGTGACCAGATAAAAGATGATAAAATCATCAATCATATAATAGCAATCATGGCTATTTCTTTTTTTGTCAGTTTGTCATCCATACAGAAATTTTAAGAATAAAAAAATTATAAATCCTTCAACATACTTTGTAGCTTTTGATTTTCACAACGAAATTGTACCTTCTGTCTGCTGTACTCGCTTGGCTCGGAGTTTACCATCTCGATACATAGTCAGTGCATTTGGACAAGCTGTTGTAAGAATGGCGATAAATGTTCACTGCGCTTTGACATATTATTTTTGATAATAATTACCAGATATTGCATTCTTGAGCTGTTCCAAACGATTGAAAGTAATAGGTGAAAGCTCTCCTCAGTTGAATGTCTCTCGCACATGCTGTATTGTAGTGGCAAGTTTGTCTCCCCACGCTGTCTCTATTTCTTTGGTCAATTCTGTACTCTCCTGGATGACTACGAAGAGTGACACCATTTTTTGCATCAGCTGTCTCCCGAGAATGGTGACCATAGATGAATATGTACCGATATAATCAGAGAGAGTTTCAGGTGTAGGAATTTCGGGATTATATGTACCGGTAATCATTTGCTGAATTTCATTATTCGTGAAAACATAAGAGCCGACCATTTTATGCTCTACGATAAGAGCTTTGAGTGCTGTTTCAAAAGGGTGTTCCATAAAAATTAAATATAAGAAATAGAAGTCTGAAGCCCTGTCTCGAGTATCGGATATGTAGGCAAGTCAAAGAGTTTGTATCTGTCCTCTGTCTTTTCCATCCATATTGCCTCGTCACCTGTCTCATTCCACTTTGCATGAAGGTCAACCAGCTTGTCTAGGGCTGGGATGATTGTATCTTGTAGGACAGCATTCATCTGTTCTTTTTGATACATGAACACCTCGCTCTGATATACCCCCGATGATTGTACTACATCCAGGATGACATCACACTCCACATCATGATGAATCTTGACGAGGGCATAATAGAAAGCCATCGAAATCTCGTATCAGTACTTGGATGACAACTCAAAGGTGAAGTTTTTCAGATTGCTCGTGGTCTTGTAGTCTCGTATTTGCTTCTTTTCGACCGAGAGACGGTCTAGAGTACCCTTGAGCTGTAATCACTTATATGAGGCGTGAATACACGCTTGAGGTGTATAGTCTCAGTGGACATCCCAGAGAGGTTGTCGGTTTGCCTCTCGAAGCATCCCTGTAATTGCTACCCCATCGCTGGCAGTCAATCGTATTCTCTTGCCATACTCTTCACCATAGAGAGCTTGCATAAGATACTCCTTGCCCTTGCCTGTCACCTCGATACCTCGTGCGGCACACTCATCCATCATCTCGGCAACTGTGAGCCCCTCATCAACAAAGTATTTTTTGTGAAACTCAATCGGTCAATAGGATAGAGCATCATCGAAAGCTGTCCCGAGAGTAAATGCTTTGCTCTCTTCTCGGTCGAGTGGTACTTCTTTGATATACTCGAGATAGTATGCCTCAGGTGACTTGATAAAAGTCTTGAGCTTTGAAGCTGTGACATATCACCGATTCTTTTCTATGTATGAAGGTGATGACATAATTATTGAGGTGAAGAAGTAGATTTTTCAAAGCCAGCTCACTTGAGGTCGACTGGCTCGGTGAATGTCTCTCGGTACTCCATGGCATCCTTGCGAGATATATCACGCCCGAAGAGGCGACCAATTTTTTCGATGGCATCCTTCATAGCGAATGATTCTGCGGCAGGGAGTCCGAGTTGTATCGCTTTGGAGTTCATATTGGCAAAGTCAGTAGCACCAGCACCGCTTGTTTTTGAAATCTGAATTGGTATTGCCCCGAGTCCATCCTGGAAATCCCAATCAGAGCGTGCCGCATTCCAGTAATGGACACGAACACATACGCAAATTGAATTGGCAATAATCTTGAAATCTTTGACCTCATATCGTACCTTCCCGAATACCTTTTGCATCAGTGTCTCGAGGATTCCGATTGGTATATAGGGAATACCATTCATCTCTCGAATCCAAGACTGAAAAGGGTCTTGATTCACAAACTGTAAAAACTTTTTCTCATCCTTTGCGTGGTCATCGGTGAAAACTATCGTAGAAATCTCATCAATGAGTTTCTTCATATCCAACTCTGTTGCCGGTACAATATCAGCCATAAAAAGAAAATAAAAAAATAAAAACTATCGTCAGTACTTATTCCACTTGAAATCAACTGCCTCCAATCTGTCGAGTTCTTTTGAAGCGAGGTATCAATCTATGAATAGCTGAAATATGAATTTGAACATAAAGTGAGTATAATAACAAAATAATAAAGTAAAGTATTTTGTGTACTTTTATGCTATCACAGGTTGGTAATCTTTATGCTTGAAGACTTTCAAAATATCTTCTGCTGTGACTGGATAGGCAAACAATGCCTGGACAGTACTCTCTATGTCTCCTGTATAGTACGCCTCGTGATTATTCAGTTCTCGTCTGATGATTCAGTTCAATCAATTCTCTGCGATATCCTGTTTGACTGCTTCCTCGTGAATTCTATTGAGCTCTTTTACGAGTTCCATCGCAGTATTAGTAGGGCAGATAAGTCAGCCCCCCAGACTCACATATCTCACTCACTCTTTTTTTGCCTCATCAAATTGTCTATTCCCAAAAGCGAAGAATGCCCCAGCTTTTTCAAATGCTTTTGATTGTCCGTCTGCCATGTATTCTGATAGATATTTCATAAAATTATTTTTTAAGAATTAAGTTCATGCCACCAAAGATACAACCAATGAGAAGGGCAGTACAGAGAAACAAAAGCACTGTTTTCCAAAATCACATATCAATACAACTGAGAATGAATATGGCCTGGAATGGAATTGAAAGCAAAGTGTATCAAAGTATTTTGTTTTTCATAAAAAAGAAAATTAGTAAATATTGTCTACGAATCGTTTGACCTCATCAATAGCACTATAAAAGTGTTGACGAGTCTCCTGTGGCTGTGATTGAAACTGTAAATTATTTCGCTCCCAGTTTGCGTGCATGTTTTGCATTTTACAATACAGGGCATACGCTGACCGATGAAGCATTTTGTTTTGAGGTTTTCCCATAAAAGAAAAAATAAAAAAATAAAAACTATTTCCGAATCGTGACACTCCCCCCCTTCCACCCCTTTAGTGTTTCCTCCCAGTCAGCCCCGATAACATCTCTCGGGTCACACCCTGTCAGTTCTGTAAATTGCTTTGCTTTCATAAGAGAAAAAATAAAAATTAGCTCAACTCTGCCATCTCCACCTGAAATTGTTCCTCTTGCATTGCCTCTTGCTCTGCCCACTTTTTCTCCATCTCTGCCTCATACTGCATTTCCTCCTCTCGGAGTTCTTGAAATTCTGCGTCATCCATAAAAGAAAAAATAAAAAATAAAACTCTTACATACCTGAGTATACTCGTAATAAATTAAAGTAAAGTATTTTCTTTACTTTCTTTTATATCTTTTCGAGTTTCATAGTTGTAATTATAGTGTTCAAATAGTCGCTTCCAGCTTGATTATGAGCTTTTTCGCCTCTTCACATCCGAAGCAAATATGAGACTCCACATTGTCGATTTTACTCAAAATCGCCACCCATTCTTTTTGGTCATCCGAGATATCACTCGGGCTTGCTCCCAGTCCTCACGAGAGTTTGATTTTACGAGGTCGCTTGAGCTCAAGAAACAAAAGTGAGTCTCGTTTCAGGACAATCAGCATATCACAAAGTCATGGCCGAAGTCATGTGAGGGTGTTCACTATCTTTTGTTTGAAACTTTTTGTCCAGGTCGAGTTCGGAATACTCGTGAATTTATACCCATTCTGCTCAAGCCAGATGACGAGCCGAGCTTGTTCTTGAGCTTCGGGCTTGAGCCATACCTGATACCGATTGTAGAGTTTGATTGCGTCGAAGTTCATATTATTTTGGCTTGGTATGAGTTAAGTGCCAGTGATTGCATACAGGGCAGTGGTAGTGATACAATATCACACCTCTCTCTTTTTTCCAATAATTCACCATAGTCAAAACACCTTTTTTATCATATTTATTTTTTTCTTCACATTTTTTTTTCTGAGCGTGCTATATGAATTCATATCAGATATTATTGAGAGCCAGTTTCAAATCTCTCATCCCTGGTGCTACCATATCCGAAGTCAAAAGAAATGCCACCAACTGTGCTCGATTGTACCAAAATAAAGTTGGATATCGAGTCTGATTTGTTTTTACCTCTTTGAGAATTTTATCCACATCAAGTTTTATCATAAATTTTAGAAATATAAATTACGGTGATATGTCTCGGGATAAGTCCCATGTATGTTCATTCCCTCGCGCGAAATATAATCATCCTCATCATAGTGTTTTTTCTGAGGTCGTTTCAGCATCTCTTCGGGAATACTATGAGCAAATCATGTGAGCATATACGAAATATAAAAGCATTGGTGGGAAGGTGTGCATGAAAAAATTCACCTCGAGAGTTTTGGTATGGCAACCTCCATACCCACGCCCACCTCGTGATATTCAGGTCTCCATGTGTACGGATGAGAAAGCCGTTTATGGTGTGAGGCACACACTGCCCCTGTTCTATTTATCAAAGATGCTTTTTGTTTCAGGTTTTCCACGCTCATCCTTTTTTCCAGTAAATGCTTGAAACAGAGAATCAAATCTGCCAGGCACCCAGACTTTGAAACATCGAATACATTGCTGTCAGGCAAATCCCTGGAAAAATTTTACGCATCCGCACTGAGAGCACTTCATAATATTATTCTTGAGGTGATAAAGTCTGAAGCCAACTCAAATATTCCTTTTTACCATCCAGCGAGCTTGCCTTTGCCCCCCAGTATGTCTTGCCAGTTTTCTCGAGATAGAGGTCACGAGCATAGAGGTGAGGCATTCGGTGGTCCCCAGGGTACATTTTACCGAAAAGCGTGAAAATGATATGATTTATTTCTGCGCCAAGGTCATTTTTGATTGTCTTGATGCCGGTCTTGCTTGCCATTGCTGTCATCTCGAAGAGTTGAACATTCGTCTCATTCTGTTTTTGTACTGTTGTCCCGAGTCTCAATATCTCTTTTTCTTTTGCCTCGAGAGTTTCGACTGCCTCTTTGAGCATTTCGAGAGTGCTTTTCGGTTTTGCTACATATTGGCCAGTAGTGACAACTTTGGTCAAAACTTCATCGAACATCCATTTTTCAATTTTTTCTGCCTCCTTCATTCTCGATTTTGCAATCAATCTCAAAACATCTGATACTGGAATTACGATTGTGGCTTGTATACCACCTTCTGAAGGTATCCTCGTTTCGAGGATACCTTTGCAATGCCTTCAAATAGCGTCTGTCGGTTTTGAGTATCAAAGCAACCTTGCCACATCGACCCCGACAAAATATGGAGCTCAATTTATGAGCACCGCCCGAACATTTTGTTTCTCATAAGAGAACATTTGAGCCATTATATCAGTCATAGTTGGTGAATTAAGAAATTAAGATTGTCAAGAGTTAATATGTAGACACCAATTTGAGTGCCTGTCAAAGTGTATTATCCATCTGAGCCAGGAGTCTCACTGCCACCTCTTCGGTCACTGCTGGCTTCATAACTCTCTGAAGATTCTGAACATAGAGTATCAGTGCCTCTCGGTCTGTACTCGGTCCTGAAGTTGTTTGAGGAATAGGTGGTGCTGGTGGCTCTGGGATTTTCTTCTGCTCCTCGATGATAGTCTTCTCGGCTTCGAGTGCTCGCTTGTCATCCTCAATCTTTTTCTGCGCGATAGCCAGCTCATCTTTTTGCTTCTGAAGCTCTATGCCTTCCAATCGGATTCTCTCTCGCTCGGCATCTTGCTCAATCTTTTCCTGAGCCAGTCTTACCTTTTCTCGTTCCTCTGCCTGAAGTTTTTCCTGGTAGAGAGCGTGAGCCGAATTATATTCCTGAGTGAATTCAGCTTCAGAAAGTGCGGATAGTACCTGGATATCAACACAACCTTTGACCTCGCTCATCATCTTGATACGAAGCTGGACCATCTCCTGTGCCTTGCGTGCCTTCTCGGCTCGGATTCGTTCCTTTTCCGCATTCACTTTGTCCTCTTCGGCTTGAAGGTCTTTTTCGATTGCCTTCAGTTGTTCTCTACGCTTGCTCGCCTCTTCACCGACTGCCTTCGTAAAAGCGAGGTGAGGTGCTTTTATCTCTGCCTCAATCTTGTCTATACCCTGTGTCCTCATCTTCACCAGAGTCATTCGGGTATCGTGTACCTTGTCGAATTGCTCCTTGCTCGCCAGGTCTGTAATTTTGAGCATAGAGGCATTGGTCGCCATCTCTGCTATCGCTTTATCGACTTCCGAAAACTTCGTGAGGTCGACCGCCACTGGTACAATAATCTCTCCCATAAAAAAAAGAATAAAAAATAAATACTATCATACATTCATCTCTACTGTGTGAATCAACGGGTCAATTCGTTTTCTTCATGTGCGCTTGACCAAGCTCCAACCGCTTGCGCTAACATTTTCACAGTAGAAAAGAATGTACGAGAGCAAAAAGAGTATAACAATCAAACTATTAAAGTAAAGTAAAAAGTTTACTTTTATTCCTGACCGAATCAAATAAGCATTCGCTCCTCGTTTCGTCGTTTCTCCAATCATGAGTATCATGCCTTCGTACAAAATTTCGGGTCATCCCATGCAGAAAATCAAACCTTTTTGACCTTGAGCCAACCTGACCAACAGTTGTAATAGAGCGAAGTGAGAGCCACCAATTCATCTTCAGAGGCATTCGGAAAATCTCTCTGGATTCGTTGTATAGAGTCCGACACTCTACCCTCCATTCGATTCCACGCCTCTCTCTCAGTAATGACTTCACCCTCGTAGCTTCTCGTTCAATATCAGATGGAATATCATCGAGTGTCTTTATAAGCAGTGAGTGACAAACCTTCGTATCGTGTAATCATTTCTGTTGCTCTTGATACGACAGAAGAGTAATGGACCTCTTGTTGTACCTGAGGTGGTATATCTTTGATTTGAATACAAAAAGTGGAATAAATTGCAATAAAATAGCAGAAAGTGAGCATATTTTGAAATTAAGAATATAAATTTTTTTCTGTGTCCTCTGATTCGTGACATCTCTTTTTACATTTGAGACATCTCTGTGTCTTGCTTCCCATCCAATTCTCTTCTCGGATTTGATAGTGACAACAGTGAGAAAGTTTCATAAAAAGAAAGTGAGAAAATAAAAACTATTTGTATTGAGTACCTGTACGCAGAATGATAGTGGCCAGATACTTGATACTTTTTTTAGAGCTTGCCCAGGTATACTTTTTTCTGATATATTCCAGGAGTTTGGTCTGGTCTTCAGGGGGCAGTTCAGAAGGTGTTGTATACATAAAAGAAAGAAACAAGAGAAGTAAAAAGAAACCCGGGGCAAAACAAATATGAAGAGAAGAAACAAAGAAAAAGCCCCCCAGAAAACTTATGATTCAACTCAATATTTGTGATTAGCCATCACCTATTTCACCCTTGTAGATAACATGGAATTGGATGCCTCAGGATATTTACAACAAAAACACTCCGTTTTCTCCTTTTATCCCCGAAGGGATAAGTAGAAAGTCAGGAGTGCTAGAGTGTTTTTGTGCATATATTCTATTGAGACTTTCTACGGAGACAATAGCAAATACAAAAAGAAGTATATTTGTTCATATTCAATGTAAAATACTCAGGTGTTTTCTTTTTATGTTTTTAGTTTGTAAAATTTCTCAACTCTTCATATCCAGCTTGTTTCAGCGACATCAGGATGGCCCACAAAATTATAAGCAATACAGGTTGGCTTGTTGTCACACCCCTCGTATCCGATAGCGATAGTATTCACGAGAGATTCTGTTGCCTGTTCGACCGAGGTGAATTTATAGAGCCAGCAACCATTCTCATCTGGTCGCTTTCTATTCTGGCTGTACCATTCCACTCGACCATCATCAAACTTCCGACCTTTCAGCCCTGCCCAATTATTGTAGCTCGCGCAAGCTCATTTATTGAAATGAGTCCCGAGCGTACTCTCGGCATTCCATATCCCGATAATAAGTCTCGTAGGCACATCTTTTTTCTGAGCAATGGATGAAACCCTTTCGAGCAATTCAAAGTCCTTACAGAGAGGCGAAGCAGAAGAGTGAGCACATATCTCGGCATGGAGTTTCGGAAGTGTGTCCCGATTGCTCCATTCGATTATCTTGCTCCCGAGAGCCACGAGTATGAAGAAACAAAAGAAAAATAGAGCATATACTTTTGCAAAAGCTATATCTCGCGCGACACCTTCTCGCTCTCGTATACGCTCCTGTCGTGTCATAGGTGGTATATCAGGGTATGGAATGAAGTGGTAAAATTTACGCATAGTATAAATTAGAAAGTAGAATTGTTTCCTGTTGAGCCAGAGCGATAAAATCAAGCTCCAACTTCTCACACCATCCGCACTCGCAAGCTACCGAGATAATAGCAAGCTGGCAATTCCGATTGCCTTGTACCAACTCCCAGAGGTCCAGTGTTTTCATAAAAGAAAAATAAAGAATAAAGTGTCAAGTGAATGACATATACAGTATAAAATACTTTTTTCTGAATGTAAAATCACTAAAAATCCCCTATTTGAAGAGGATTTTTGAGGGTACAAATGTTGTTCTTATGTTTTTTTCTTTCGTTTTCTTCGTCTCTTTTTCTCTGAATCGAGTCTTTGCCTCAGATGAAAGTAATCAACAGACACTATCGAGGCCACCTCGCGCACTATCCACTCATTATTTATTCAATCCACCACTCACCATGCTTTTATAATTGATTTTGCTCTCAGAAAAAGTTCATCGGTGAGTTTGTTCATCTTATTTTCTTTTATAGTTATGAAGAAAAATTATGAATCAGACCAGTATGAAGGCAATAATGACTTCCATAAATTATTTTTTATATGTAAATCGTTCGATATCGAGGAGTCGTCGTGCGTCTCCTCAGGTGATTGGCTTGTCATCGGAATAATCGACATACCCTTTGACGAAGCCAGGCATAGATGAAATCTCATTCCATCGCTTTTCGATAGGTGTGATTGCCACCATATTCTCTGGCGTATACCCTTTTCGTCTCCAATATCAGAGGACATGAGTCGTTTTGTATGTTCGCACCATAGCTGGCTTCTCGCCTCCCACCTTTTCACCATTCCCCAAAGCATCGTACACTTTTATCTCTTTGTTGTCTTTGGCAGATTCGATACACCCGATATGTCCCCATGGTGATATTTTATCACTGAATATGACGATATCACATTGCTGAGGCACTTCAGTTCGGTCGATACGCTCATACAAATCCTCATTGAAAGTATTATTTTTATTCGCCCATCCGTTCAATGCCTTGCCCCCTGGATTCCCGAAAGCCCCGATAGGTGCTCAAAGTACATACTGACACACACCTTTGGCAAGGTCGGCACATTCAGCACCATAAAAACCATCATGGTCATAAAATCCATTGTGCTTTTCCTTCACCATCTTTTTGAATTCAGAGTAAAGCATAAATTTATGTTTTTGATTAAACTGTTGTAAATTCTTTTTCTTCGGAAGTTGTCTCAGTGCTTTCGGTCGCTCATGGAATAGAAAGTGCGGCACTGACCATACTTTTCTCTGTCTCTATTGCCTTCATATCAGCACTTTTCTGAGTAGCTTTTCAGCAGAAAAAGCCAGTAATTGCCGAGAGGGCATTGGCAAATATGGGGACCATCAAATTCACTCTGTCCAGGTCGAGGAAAATGACTGCGTATGAGGTGATAATAGACAAGACGAATATCAACCATACGAATGAGAGACTCGTCGCAGAAAGCCACCAACCTTTTTCTTTGTCCATATTATCCAAGTCAGAAAATAAAAGTACCTTCTTCGGAAGGTTTGATTTGAATTTCTTTTTCCTCCAAAAATGCCCTACAATCAATCGTAATTGTTTCTGGCGTATCTTTTACTATAAATTGAAAATAGAAAGCACCAGCGACCGCCAGGATGGATATGGCAGTACTCAGAGCGAAAAGCCAGAAGACTTTTTCAGAATAGTGGTCGAAAGGGTTGTTGTTCATAAATTTATTTCATTGCTCAAGAAATAAGCGCACCGATGACTGTCACGCATATCAATCATACCATAGTAAAAACAATGCTACGCACCAATGAGAAATTATCAAGACTCTTTTCGAGTACTCGGATTCTCTCTTCATGGTCGTGAAATCTTCAATCAATCGTGGATATCAGTGTTTTGACTTCCATTCTCAGATTCTCCATATTGATAGTCTGACGAATCATCGTCTCTCGGTCCTGTTGAGTAAAGTGATTGCCAGGGTTTTTGTCTTCCATAAGAGAATTATTTTTTATGATTTTTGATAATTTTCCTAGTCAGCTCACACATATCAGGATAGGTACATTTTTTATGATAGTACATTTCCTCGATATTATATGCAAAATCTTCAATCACACTAGGATTTTCATGCCAATATAAGTAGGTGAAAAGCATCGAATTTCTCAGGTCTGTCCATTCCTGACGCTCTTCTTCAGTCATCCTCTCAAACCAAAATTTGTGACCGAGTTCATGATATAAAACAGCTTCTTGTTCTTCTTGAGATATACTCGCGCAAATCTGAATGTTGCCGGTGTCGGGATAGTAGACTCCGAAAGCCCAAGAACAGATAATGAGTGTGTATGTAATCATAATTATTGATATTTGATAAATGTATTCGGAATAGATGGCAGTATGAATTCGGTCGCTTTGTCATAAGTTCGAGAGGCAATCACCAATGCTGTATTGGTATTACTCGTGACACCCATATACAAGATTTTGTCCTCGTCTGAGTCGTATACTGTCCCGATGAAACCACTCGAGCTTGAAATGACGAAGTTTCACACCGAGAGAATTTCGAGAGTTTTTCAATCTCTGGTAAAAAATCCATGTGCGTTTGATGTTGGCAGATTTGTACCGAGAGCGAATACTCATCCATCGACCGATGAATAGAACATTTTCCCCATCGTGGTAGTGGCTCACGCTGGTGTCGGTACTCATACCCAGGTGATTCAGTCCGCACTCCTCATAAATCAATATAAAGTCATCCAGGCGATAAATCCTTTTGCCTCAAGCGAAGCAACCTGAGTGAAAACTCATGTAGTATTGCTCTGTCGGAATGTCCATGATGTGCCATTCGTAGAGCTGACAACAGTTCCATTCGAGCCAACCGCCACGAACATTCCCAAGCTGTCATTCCAAGCAACTGCATTGAGATTTGAATAGACAGGGCATGTTCGTTTTGTCCAGGTCGTTCAGTTCGTAGAAGTGGCAATATTTCAAGCCCCTCACACCGCCACGAACATACCCAAATCAGATGACCAGTCTATATCGGTGAAATCAGTATACAGACCTTGAGAGCCAGTCTGAGTGTACTGTCTTTGTGTCCAGGTAGTACCATTGGTGGATGTAGCAATCAATCATCCTGTTCCGACCGCCACAAACATATCGAGAGAGGATGAGTATGACACCGCAATAAAAGAGATACTCGAAATACAAGTAAAGTCATAGACATACGCCCAGGTCGCACCTCCATCGGCAGAGGTCAAGATACCACCGCTGGCTCACACCGCCACAGACCGAGTTTGAGAAGCAGAGTATGCCATATCCTGTATTGCTTGTCCGTATATGCTTTTCCATACCTTGCCATCAGTCGAGCTTGAGCCAGAGCCACCAGCCACATTGAAGCTAGAATAAAATTTTGATGCCCCAGAAAGCCAGAAAACTTTTATATATGTCGTGACTCATTCGGATGAAGCTGATTTGACCCAAGTGATAGCATCGGATGAAGAGTACAATTCACCAGTGCTCGAATATGCTATAAATTTCGAATTCATGTACTGAATAGAGCTGAAAATCACAGGGCTCACATAGAAAGTCCAGGAGACACCATCAGAAGAAACACCAACCGCATTTCGAGCAGATGATGTGACATAAAAGTTCGTACCATTCGAGCAGATATTGTTGATAGTGGTATTCGCAAGGTCGGCTGGATTTTCTCGAGTCCAGGTAGTACCATCGGTCGAGGTGACGATGATACCAGCAGTACCGAAGGCAACAAATTTCGTACCATTCCAAGCCACACCACTCAAATTTTTGGTAGTATTCGAAGTGCGCGAAGTCCACGATGTACCATTCGAAGATGAGAAAATGACTCAACTATCACCAACCGCAACAGATACTCCCGAGCCATTCGTGGCAATATCATTGAATGTTCCTGTCGCTGTACGAGTTGTCCAGGTAGTACCATTAGGCGAAGTCACCATAATATTTGACGCACCAGTGGCTATGAAAAGCGAGTTGGTACTGTCCCATATAAGACCACGAATATGACTGGCAACACCCGATGTACGCACTGTCCATGTCTGCCCATCGGTGGATGAGGATATCGAGCCAGATGACCCAGTTTGAACAAAGACGCTATTCGCAAATATGACATTGTAGCTCGTCAGAGCATAGGAATTATAGATTGGATTATACGCTGTCCAGGTATCAAAATCGGTACTTGTAGCCGAGCCAGCAAGTTCAGAGACACGAACATATTTGCTTCAGTTCCAGCATATATTTTTTTTACCAGCCAGGGATGCTTGCTGGACAAGCCAAGTAGTACCATTAGTGGAGGTCATAAGAACACCAGCCCCCACCGCAACCCAGGGTATTGTCGCAGTCGATGAATAGGCAACACCATTCAGAGCAATAGTTGTCTGTGTTGTTCTCGATGTCCATGTTGTTCCGTCTGGCGATGATGCTATCTGACCGGCATTGGCAACCGCCACAATCATAGAGGCATGTGAGTCGAATCTATTTATTTGCTGAGAGACATTCGAAGTCCTTGCGCTCCAAGTTGTCCCATTTGTCGAAGTATGGATGACACCTGTGCTCGACCCTGCCGCCCAAAGTCCGAGACCAGCGGAGTAATGTAGAGCTGTCCAAGTGATACCAGTTCACGCACCTGTTCGTCGAGTCCAAGATACACCATCAGTTGAAGTCCAAAGGTACTGAATAGAGTTGTCCGAGCTGTCCGCACCAATAGCCACTATGGTCGAAGATGATGCGGCAACCAATGTGACATTTACATTAGCATTGATATACGAAGGAATCCACGAAATCCCATCAGTGGAAGTATAACAGAAATTACCAGAGCCGACCACGAACATACCAAGGCCAGAACACCAAGTGACCGAAGCAAGTGACCCTCATATTTTTGGAGTCATGACATTCCAATTCACGCCATCGCTCGAGATTGATAGTACGGAAGAAGTTATGCCTACATATTTTCCGAGTGAGGATGAGTAGGCAATATCAATAAATCACTGCATTCCTGGAATAGTTTTGCCAACTCACGCAGTAAAGCTCGGATTGATACCAACCTGAGCATACAAATCTGAATAAGTAGACTGTGATAAAGGTGCTCAATCGCAAGGCAAGTAATCCGCATTTGGAGCAGAAAGCCCATATGCCATTGTACCAATATCAGCACCACCAGTCGAGCCACTTCACAATTCGTGAGGTCAAGTATCATCTTGATACCATACTTTTTTCGTGTCTGACCTATACCAAATGTCCCTCTCAACTCTTCCGCTTGGAGCAGAAGAAAAGGAGGGAAGCATAAGTCAATTTACGCATTCAACTTTTTGGTGTTTCATATTTTAGGTGATAGCAAATACAGTCACTCGAAACTCATTTGTTCAGGGTGCTGTAGGTGCTGTCACTATAATTCTGTTGGCTGTTGAATATGACCAATCGAATTGATATGGCTCACCATTCGATTCTTTGATGAATGAGACAGAGAGTTTTCGAGTTGAATTGAGATTATGGTCGATATTGAAACTCGTCGCAGAGGTGTCACCAAAGGTTGCGCTGTACCCTCGAGCAGTCAGAGCTGTGTCGATTGATACAACCGAGCCGGTAATATCGATACCAGTACCCTCGGTGTATGCTGTTGAAGCACCGAATTGAGCGAATACAAGAGCTGTACTTCCGATAGTAATTGTGCCATTGTTTGTAAGTCTCCATTGAGTGTCTGCGTAGGTCGTACCCTCTTCGATGAAGATAGCCATTGCAGGAGTCACTTCACCAGCACCATCGGCATCTGTCGTTCGTGTCCATGACCCTGAAGCACAAAGGTATATACCATTGTCTGCCCCAGTAGTCTGACCAGCTACGAGCACCCTATCACCGGCAATAATCGAGACACCATCAATCGTTTGAGCCCCCGAGAGAGTAATATTTGTTGTTGAGATTGCTCTTGCGCTTGCCTTCCAGTCTGTACCATTGAGATATGCCAACACCTGACCGAGATTCACCGCATCAGAGTTTGAAGTACCATCCGCAAGACTTGTAATCTTTTGACTGTTCATGCTCAGTGAAGAAGTTGGAGCCGCGAATTGGTCGAGTCTTTTTGCCAGCACTCGAGTCATAAAAGCAATCTCCACCCACCCTGTCCCGATATACATATAGAAAATTTCACTACCAGAGCCAGCAGTGGTGTCGGTATAAATTTGACCGACAACAGGTGAGGATGGTGCTCAAGTGAGATTCTGTATTCGAGCATTCTGAAGCTCATTTTTGAGCAAATCAATGACTGAATTAAATTTCATAAAGAAAAAATAAAAAAATAACTATGAGAGATACGCCACCCCAGCCATTGCCCCAGCAAACTGTATACGCATTGCATCGTTCGAGTCGTAGATGATTTTATACGGAGTCACCAAGTCATCTGCCGAATCATGGATGGACACATTTGGCTTGTACCCGAGCGAGTGTGTAATTGACCACTCAGAGAGAGGTGAGACTTGAGTGAAAGTGTATGCCCCCTCTCACACTGGTCCTGGCACGCCTGGCTCCATCTCTATAATTATAACACTTTCCTCTTCCACTACAACATTTGTTGTCAGATTATTCTCTTCAATTATTGCTGTGACATCGGATGATTGGATGATGATATCAGTCATTATGAGCGACGATTAGTGGTAGTTTGTACGACTTCGAATTGACTGTCTGCAGTTTTTTCCACACCACCAACAATGTATCGAAATCAATATGAATATATGCCAGGCGGAAGGTCAGTATCGGCTGGAATTACAGTGAAAGTCTTGTATGTGACCGCAGTTGAAATAGTGGCCACATCGGAATATACTGCCAGGGCATCAGTTTCGTCATTGTCCTTTTGCTTTTTGATTGTGAAAAATATCTGGTAGCCATTCAGACTATCGAAATCTGCAGTCGATGATGCCCTTTTTTTGAAGGTGAAATTCCAGGTAGTTCAGCGATTGAATTTGAGCATAAAAAAGAAATTATCAGATAGAGTTGATATATGCCTTGTTGACCATATCGTTGGCATTGACAGGTGCGTCTTCGATAATTGGAATACTCGTAAATGTTTTCACGCCTCCAACAGTTTGATTGCCACTCAGACTCATATTGTTTAGTATATCGGGGTCGGTCGCTGTGACAAATACATTTCACGAGCCAGGAGTTCAATATGTTCCGACCATGGCATCATTCTCTCACTGTGTTGGTAATCTTGTATCGAGTTCTGAAATTGATATTGGATTGGTAGAGCTCACAGGTGCTACCGACATCATTGTGTGACCGAGCTGTGAATTGCTTGCATCGACCAGCTCGATTGCTCCCAGTCTATTCAGCTCATCCATCATATCTGCCATCATCTCCTCGTAAAATCTCAAAGAAACTCTGTCGCCTGTACCAAATTCAAAAGCTGTATTTGTTTGCGTGGTAGCTGTATCACTTGCGAGGCAATACCCAGCCGACCTCTCGATGGTGAAAGTGTCTCAAGTTCTGTATTTTACCTTCACGAGTTCCCTCTTTGTCACTACCTGGCTTGTAATCTCTTCCAATACCAATAAATATGGAAATTCATCAGGAAAAAGACTACCTGTCCCACTTTTTATAATCAAAATAGTACTCGTATCAGAAATCCCATTCGAGAGAATAGATATGGCATTGTTCGAAGATTTGAGATTTTTGAAAGTCATTTATGCGACGGTTATTGATACCAAAAATTGTGTATAATGTAAACTTGCATTGTCTCAATGCCACACGCTTCAATCATAGTACCCAGCAGTCACAGAATCACCATCTTGTTCGACATTATTTGTTATTTTTGATGAGTATGTTTTTCACAACATAGAACAAATTTCAGTGACAGTAGTCGAATCACTTTTCAGTGGGCATTTATACCCATTTCACTGTATGTAATACGATGAAGTCACTCTAAAATTATAGTACAGTTTTCATCTTCGATTGTAGTATAAGGTCACTGTTCAACTCGCAAAAACTCTCGATGCAGTAGTTTCAGCAGTTTCGACCAAACTGTCCGCATAGCTTTTTCTCACCGCTTGATTGCTTGTCGTAGGGTCACTGGCTGGAAGTACTGGCACGCTTGTAAATGTTTTCACATCGTCAATAGACTGGTCACCAGTAGTTTTCACATTATCTGCGTACAAAGGGTCAGTCTCGGTCACGAATTTGTTCGAGCTTGACGGTGTTCCATAACTCCCAGCACTGGCGTCATTCTCACCCTGTGTAGGAATGCGAGGGTCATTATCACCAACCGAAATTGGAGTGACTTTGTAGAGGTTATGAGTACCACTTTGACTTCATGTAGTAATCACCGAAGCACCGCCTTGAGTCGCAGAGAATTGGAAAGCATCAGAAGTGAGTCCAGTCGAGACGACATAGTATTTTGTACCAGCCACCACGCCTGTCGGTAATGCCCCAGTCGTAGTGAATTTGATAGTGTCATCCTCGATAAGACCATGAGCAGTAAACGAAGCCACCGCAGGGCTGGCAATCGTCATCGTGACAGTACCTTTTGTCACTGAAGGGGCAACTGTGAGCTTTGATATTCCTTTCTCGGTCGTAGAGGCGTCAGGGTAGAGTACCAGCCCGAGTCTGACTAGTTCGGCATTGATATCATCAATATTTTCAGCCACTATTCGAAGTGAAATTATATCAGCAGTATCGAAAGCATACGCAGTATTGGTCTGAGTCGTAGCACTCGCAGAGCCAGGGCAATATCATGCCGAGCGTACAATCGTAAATGAGTCAGTGCTTCTCGCAGTGACTTTGACCACTTCTCGCTTTGTCACTACGCCCAGGACAACTTTCTCGAGAGTCAAATAGTATGGATATGTCGATGGAAACCTTCCACCCTCTCAAGTAGCACAGGTCAAAGTGGTAGCACCAGCCGAAATATTTGCTCCGACTGTCGACTTTGCGTTGTTCGCAATTTTGAGATTCAAGAAGGTCATATTTTTAAGCGTTTAAGAGTTCATCGGTGAAGCTCGAATAGTCATCTAGTTCAAGCTTTATTCTGTCCATATTATACTCGAGTTTGACTACCTGTAAATTCAGAATTTCATAATCAGTGTTCTGTACTGACACGAAATCTCATGGCTCAATGCTCTCGATATCGTAGAGAGTATTTATTTCGATTGTGATTTTCCTTTTCGAATTCTTTGAATTGCTGACATAATTGTCTCCATATATCGTAGCAGTGCCAAGATTCGTGAGTTTGGTGCTGTTGTCCTCGTAGAGTTCTCTCAGTCCATTATCGGTAATGGAAGTGGCGTCACTCGCTGTATAGACACTTCCACCACCATATTTCGTCATATATTTATTCACGATTTTCTCTCCGTTCTCTTCAATCGTAATTCTGTCCACATTCCTGCCGATTTGTACCTTGTGTAGTGTAGTAATAGAGCTTTTCGGATGAAACTGAAGCACACCATCCGCCCCGATATACCACCACGAAGTTTTGAAGGCGTTTGCCACGCTTTTTACTGCATCGAGGCACTTGGTATAGGAAAAATCCAAAGACACGCTGGAAACAGTCTCGAGACTACCGCCAGTGTATGACAAGAGTCCTGGATATTTGGTCGAGAAGTAATCAATGATATTTTCAAGCGTCACATCTCACGCCTGTGATTTTGTGAAAGTGTAAGAAGATGATTGGTAAAAGTAGAAAAAAGAGAGTAGAGAGGCAATACCTACACATCGCACCTCGATATATTCCCCTGTATTCTCGATGGCCCGAACAATATTCCCGACGAGTCCTGTGTATATCAGCCGAGGTGAGCTGTTCTCATCTGTCTCGTATACCCTCAAAATATTGTTGTATCAAATATCGGTAGTCGTCACCGGCAACTTCAGACGCACTGACATTTGCCCCTGACCACCTCCAATCTGTGCCGAAAAAGAAATACCCGACATGACTATATTCGGTGACAGTACTCGCTCGAGAGTATTGGCAAGGTCATAGACTTTTATCGTGTATTCTTTTTGCATATTATAGGTAATTTTTTGGAAGGGTAAGAGTAGTATCGACCAGGACAGTTCCAGTCATCGTGACTGTAAAATTATTGCTTCCAGGGGCGAAGATAGGGAATGCCCCTGTATAATCAATCTCTGTGCCATTTTTCGTGACCACTTTGTCTACCGAATTGATAATGATAATATCGCCATTGGTAATGGCTGTCGTAATATTCAAATCTCTATCACTAGGGTCAGTGAATTGTAGCGCAGTGGCAGTCGTTCATGTTCAGAAAACAAAGTATATCGTAGGTGAAGAGTCAGCCCCACCTTCATTTTCCATCTCTTCGGTATAGGTGGCAGTCTTACCCAGGAATGAAGCAGACTGAAGCACACTGGCGTAAAAGAATGGCTCGACCGCAGTGAAGGTGATAGATATAGGCGAGAAGGTGATATTGTAATGCTCTCGATTGTACGAGAGGTCAGTGACAGTCGCTTTGATTCTTCGTATTTCTCCATTGACTACAACCTCCAACAAGCCCTCTGTTTTTCTCAGATTCTTTTTTATCTCATCAATGAAATCATTGAATTCAGTGACAGTATCTTTTTTGATAAAGCCATTGAGTTTGATAGAGCGTCATCGGTAATACTTCGAGAGGACACCACCGCCATCAGTTCTCGGATAGTTGAATGAATTCAGCTCGACCTTCCCAATATCATCATAGTCTATTTTCGAGGTGATAAAATTCAGGTTTTGGAGTGAGTACCCATCGAAAACAATATCAGCTTGTAGTGATACCGAAGAGGCATCCGCATAGTTGACTTCACTGGCATTGACTTCATCAAAATTCATAAGAGGAAAATTAAGAGGCGATTCACATTTTAGAGAGCTGTATGTCTCGTGTCAAAGTATCTTTTATCATCGAGGCAATCATACCAATATCACTATCATTTCTGACAGAGACTCCACCGAAATTGATTGCCACATTTACCCCGCCACCAGTACCGCCATTCGGTACAATATTTCACGATACTCTCGGAGTAAAAAGTTCAGGTCATTGCTCACCTACGAGATAAGTGCCACCAGATTTGACGAAGCCACCATTTGCTCTTGCCCCATCGACCGAGCCATTGTATGTCTCTGTGTTCGCCTTCCCGAGTGTAGCAATCTCTCGAATAGTGTCCCTGATTCGTGTCAGAGCACCCGAGACATAGCTTTCAATTCGCTCGACCACACTTCGTATCGTAGTCTCCAATTTCTCGAAGACATTTTTTCCAGTCTGAATAATCGTCTCACCTATACGAGCAAAAGTGTCCTTGATAGTCTCCCAAGCCCCCTCCCAGTCT